CCAGTGGATTGATAATAATATTCAGCATTTGTAATACAAAATTTATTCCAGTCTGCGGTTCTATCTGTAGCAGATGCACTTGCATTGTTATAATTATTGCTTGTATTAGTACCATTTTGAAAACCAACCTCCACATTATAAGCATCAGCACGAAATGTCTTTAATACATAAATTTCAACTGTTGCAGCTGGCTGATATGCTGTTAAGCCGTCCATATCTATATTAATTACGTCGCCTGCAGCTAAAATTTCCACCCTCTTATGTCTTGGTATTTATCCCCTCTATCAATAATTATTTCTGTTACTGTTTTATCATGTGTTGATTCTAATGGTTCGCCATTATCATCAATATCATTTTCTTTAACTGTAAAATCTTCACGTGGCATTGAATCTTCTTGTTTTTGAAATTTACAATGAAGACAATCCTTAATTGGGAATTCAGTTTCTACACTTGAATGATCACATTTGCATTTAATATCATACCAACGAGGGTGATCAATAAGTCCGTTAATTTTCATATTATGCTCCTACTATTATCCTGGTATATAGATTAGATGTATCTATTTGTGTTAAAGTAGTTGATAAAGCTCCACCATCTCCAACTAATGCGCTGTTGTGTGTATGTGCCGCCGTTCCCGTTGAGCCTCCGCCACCTCCACCAAATCCCATTATAATCGCTCTCCTAAACTTGGTTTTGGTAGTGCGGCCATTTGACCAGATATAACACTTACACCAGCTGCACCCGTTGTTACTGTTACTGAAACAATATTCATATCAGAAAAACTTCTAAAATTAGAAGCTGGTAAATTGATCATTGGATTAGTACTAGAGTTAATTCTATAACTAGCTGCATTTGCACTATCTTGGTTTTCGATCTGAACTGATATAGCTACGGCATTAAATTCAGTTGGAAAGGTTACCGTTCTAGTGGTAGCTGCTGGAATAGTGATAAAAATAGGGAATGATTCTATCGAAGTATCTTTTGGTTTTGTTAAAACCTCGAATCCTTGAATCGTTGTAGGCATTTACTTAGACACCTCAAAATAGATTTGCGTACTTGACAATGAATTGATAAGCTGCAACACCTCCACCTAAAACAGTTTGTCCAGTTGAATAACTCAATTGTTTACCCCCACTGTTACCTTGAACAGATATTGGTAAAGGGCCTGGAACGGTTCTACCAGCAGATCCAGAATTGGAATTGCTAGAAAAGAATGTTGGCCCAGCTTCTAAGTTATTGATGAATAACCTTGTTTGGTATTGTGCGGCTCCTGCTGGATTAATTGCATTTACAAAATCAATAATAGCATTATCTTTGTTCAATTGTTGAACAGATAAACCCGTTACGTCATCAGTTGCTAGTGCAAATTGATTGATTGCGGCAGGTGCGGCGAATGTGTATTGTCTCATTATGGGAACTCCCATGATTATAATACCTCCATTTGTGGTGCTACGTTTGCATTACTTGTTGTGGAACCTCTATTTCCAATCATACCCAATGCAAAATTACCAATCACACCTTCTAAACCTCCAAGAGCATAAGCTCCAGCGGCTGGTGCAAATTTGCCAATACTGCTATTTGGTGCAACAAAAGACAATAGTGCAGCTGCCATAGTGGCTCCGCCTACTCCTAATGCTACTTTTTTGAGTGTTGAACTGGAAGTGATTCCTTTAAGTCCTGATCTTCGTGGCATACGTCTAGTAGTCTTTCTAACTTTCTTATAAGCTCTTCGTGCGGTTTTTCTTACGCCGCCTTTTTTAGTTGATGTACGTCTTTTAGTCGTCTTTGATCTTCGTTTAGCCATTAATCCAAGTCTTCTATCGTTAGCTTTTTGTTTTGCTGAACGTCTTTTTTTAGCCATAATTACTATCTGTTAGTTTTCTAGTTAATATATTTATGCTAATAATCAGGATTAGCATAACTAGGATAAATTGGGCCCTGGTATATTGATCCTACATTAGTCAATACTGAACTATTACCACCAACTGAATTAATTGCGGCTGGGTTTTGTGGTTCTTCTCCTGTATTAAAAATATATTCTAAACTTCCAAAAGGAACCCCCGACCATTGTTGAACTACATCATTACCAAATCCTCTACGGATTAATTCATCTACTCTTTCTTGTTGTGTACCTGTATAACTGGCACTTGTTGGATCTTTATCTCCTAAAAATGGTAATCTATCTAAAAATATAAAACCATCTGTAAATTTTGTTTGTGGTCTTTCTGGTGGTGTATATACTTCTCTGACTTCTGGGCCTATTGTTTGAGCTGCTGGATCTGGACTTACTTCTAATTGTGTAGATGAGGCATTAACTATTGGATCATTAACTGTTGTATTACTGGCTGTTTGAATATTTTCAGCTTGTACGATTTGAGCTGTAGAATCACCATAAACTAAAGTTTTCAAACTAAATAATGGATCTAATAATTTGGCTGAACCTCTACCAATTCCACCAAGAAAAGATTCTGCACCTCCTCCTATTGAACTTAAACCCGTACCTAATGATCCTAATGTTGAACCTAATGCGCCTGCGCTTGCGGTTGCTTGAGCTGGTTTAGCTACCACATTGTATAAAAAAGCAAGGCCTAACCCTACTACTGCAATCGGAAGAATATTTTTAATTAAGCTTGAAACTACCATGATTGAAAATTCACTTATTCATAAATAAACTTTTGGCCTTTACATGTCGGGCAATCCATTAAAGAAAAATACTCTTTACCGCCCGCTCCAACATCATTTGATAATACTTTACCACATGGTATTCCTGTCTCTGTATCTTCACAAGTCTTACAGGGTTGATTCGTTCGTTGTTGTCTCTGATGTGGAATTTTTGGTTTGTTTGCTTGTGAACTTTTCCACAATTGATTTAACTGCGTCTGGATTTTGCTGTACATAATTAGAGATAAAGTCAACGGCCTTTTTATTCTTTAATAATGGCCTAATACTTGCTGGTAATTGGGGGGCTATTTGGTCAAGTATACCGCTAATAGCACCAAACGGATCGCCTGCTTCATCTGGTGTGATACTGATTCCTTTCTTCATTTGATTCACTTTACCGTTAAGTCGTTTGTTTGTTGTTTCCAGATCTGATATATAGAGATCATATTGTTTTTTAATTTTATTAGATATTGGTGCAGTTCTTGTAATGTTCCTCGTGGCAATAATACCCCCAGCGCTAGCGCATATAATAGAAACCATGATAAAAAGTGGATAGTATTGCTCAATCATACTATATTTACTAAGCTTTTACTTAATATTTGCTTCTATTAGCACCCACACACCTTTGTTTCCACTAGCTTGAAATCATGACTGGATACGAAACGAGGACATAGAAAAAATTTTTTTTCATGTAGGATCGCCTACAGAGGACTCTCCAGAGTCCGATGTTACCATTATGGAAATGAAGATGAATAAAAATGTAATTTTTTTTTGTGTAGGATCGCCCTAGGGTTTATTACGAAGTAATAAACTATACAATTAATGACATACATGAACAAAATTTGTTCTAGGTGTACGAGAAGAGCCTACTGTATTTGTTTTGATGAATTGTGCTACTGCGATTCATGCTTTGAAACTATGCTCAATGATCCGGAAACAAAAGAACTAATGAAAACCATTTTGAAAAATTATGGCACGAATTAGAAAACACACCCACGAAATTAACACATATTTTTGTGGCCATTGTGGTATAATTCTAGGCTATCCAAGAAAAGTAGATCTATGGGATAATTGTCCAAAATGTAAAACGGTAATTGAGCCATGAAATGTTCTGGTAGAAGATATGCACAACACAAATTCCTTATCTCTAATTGTGATGAGAGAGGAAACGCACGTTGCTCATTTTGCCAAATATATTTCAAAGATCAATAAATCAGGTATGAGGGGTTTTTATTGCCCTCTACCGTCATTTTTTCGAGAAGAGTCGTATTTAAGTTATAAGCTCATACTGTTAAAACTGTTTACTTATCTAATTTACCGCATAATTTAGCTACTTTCATTCTAGTTTCAATAGCAAACGCTAGAATAAAGAATAATAATGCTGGTGTAAGATATTCCATCATTTATTTGGATTGTATATTTTTAAAGCGATTATTCCAGTAATTGTAGTTAAACCAATTCCTAAAAATGCTAAAGTTGCAAAAAATTCTGTCATCATAACACCTCCTTATTTTATTTGAATACCTGAAAAGCCCGTTCCTACTGACCCAGTGGATTGATAATAATATTCAGCATTTGTAATACAAAATTTATTCCAGTCTGCGGTTCTATCTGTAGCAGATGCACTTGCATTGTTATAATTATTGCTTGTATTAGTACCATTTTGAAAA